GCAGCCGGTAACGCTTCTTCTGTTGATGTTTATTCTTTTGCTATCACTAAGACCGCTTCGGCTACTTTTACTGTTTTGGGTTCTCTAACGAAGTTTGCATAAATGTCACCATTACTTACGACTTTCGCAGCTGATGGTATTAGTGCTTTTGGGTTTAGCCGTGGGGTTGCATCTGCCGGTGCCTACGAGTTAATTACTACAACAATTCTTTCAAGCGCAACTAACACTATTGAATTTGCTAGTATTTCAAGCACTTATAAACATTTGCAAATTCGTGCTATTGCCCATAAATCGGTAGATGATATATTTAATGTGTACCTAAATGCTGGTGATAAAACTTCATCAACACACAGACTTTATGGTGACGGTGGCGGTACCGCTTCATCTGCTTGGACTTCACAATCGGGCTTTTTTTATGGACCACAAATGACTAACTTGAGTAATGTATGGAGTCCAATGATTATGGACTTTTTAGATTACGGGTCTACAACTAAAAACAAAACCGTTCGTTCTTTTGCTGGCTATGCTGGTTCGTCTAGTAAAGTACAATTATTTTCCGGTATGTCGCAGGAAACAGCTGCAATTAGTACAATCACTTTTATTGCACCGTCTGGCAATTTTGATATAGGTAGTCGTTTTAGTCTTTACGGAATTAAGGGGTAATTATGCCAGCAGGAGTATCGGCGTATGTGCCATTAGCAAATTTGACTTTGGGATCTAGTGCTGCAAGCGTCACTTTTTCAAGTATAAGTCAAGCTTATAAAGATTTAGTCCTGGTAATCGAAGCTACAACATCAGCATTAGATGTTGCAATTATTCGTTTTAATTCAGATCAAGGCTTACGACTTCTACAAGCGTCTGGTAAACAACCGCGTGGTTGACTTTGACACAACAGGTTTGCCAGCAGGTTATGCAACACCTAATGATGTGTTGGAAATTATTGCTGATAACGCTGGTCTACCTATCGCAGCTGAGTCCGATACCTTGGACGGTAAGTTGCCTGTTGAACAAAAATCTAATCAGGCTTCTGCAGGGTTTATTAACGACGCTATCCAAGTTGGTCTAGGTGTGTTATGGATTGACCCTGAGTCTGGGGAACTTGTTATCAAGAACAGACCGATTATTGTCACAACCCCGCCAGAAGACACTTACACCGTGGGCAACAACCACGGCGACGCTTATCACCTTTGCATGAGCGACATCTCTGTAGTGGGCGACATTGACGCGGTTGCTAACAGCCTTTACCTTGAACTAACAACCGATGCAGAAATAAATGTGACTCTTGAAGATCAAGACAGCATTGACTTGTTTGGTTATTCTTCAAGAGACGAAGCAGTAAACACAACAGACATCACTGAACTAACCCGCTGGGGTCGTGCCGTGTTTGCACAATCCCCTGCAAAATTAGTGTCACAGGTTGAAACACCGGCTATTGACCGTCAAGGAACTTTGACCGAAGCAGCTGCATTCAAACCCGGCACTCTTATTGGTGTTGATTACAGCACCGACAACATCACTATTCAGGACTATTACACAATCGTGCGAGTTAGTCATACTGTTGATGTGAATAACTGGTACACTACTCTGGAACTCTGGAAGGAATTCTAAATGGCTTACAAGGTCTTTGCGAACGGTTATCCGTTGCAAGCAAGCGAACTAAACAACTATCTGATGAACCAGACGGTTATGGTTTTCGCTTCATCAACCGAACGCGGCACCACGCTAACCACGCCTACTGAGGGTATGATCACTTACTTGCAAGACACTAATGCCTTGGAGTCTTACAACGGTTCAGCATGGGTCGCTGTTGGTCTTGACACCACTTTGACTAATGTTCTGATCACTGCACCGCGTGAAACCACTAACATCCAGGCTGATGCTACTAGCGGCACTGAGAACTTCAACATGTTTTCTGGGGCGCACATGTTCCACACCAGTAACGCAGCTGGTAACTTTACTTTGAACATTCGTTCTTCTGCTTCTGTTGCTTTGAACACAACTATGAGCATTGGTGAAACAGTCACCGCCGTGTTTAGTTGCACTAACGGATCAACGGCCTACTACATGACTGCACTAACTATTGACGGTAATGCTCAGACTGTTAAGTGGCAGGGTGGTACTGCACCGGCAGCCGGTAACGCTTCTTCTGTTGATGTTTATTCTTTTGCTATCACTAAGACCGCTTCGGCTACTTTTACTGTTTTGGGTTCTCTAACGAAGTTTGCATAAATGTCACCATTACTTACGA